AGATCACCGACTGGGTGATACGAAACGGCAAACCCATCCGGCCGCGCATTATTATCCACCATCTGAACCCGCTGACGAAAGAGGACGTGCTTCAGCACTCAGACGCACTTCTGGACCCGGAAAACGTGATCTGCGTGAGCGATCGGACCCACAAGGCCATCCACTATGGAGATGATACGATCCTAAAGCCTGCATTTGCCGAAAGACGACCTGGCGACACATGCCCATGGAGGAAATGACATGTACCCTGTACGAAAATTCAATGTTGCGGAAGCAGCATACAGCACAAACCTGCGGCTGAAGATGCAGGAGGCAGAAGGAATGGTGCGGTGTATTGCGCCAAGCCGGGAACGCAGTCTGGCACTGACGAAGCTGGACGAGGCATTGTTCTGGGCAAATGCGGCCATTGCAGCCGAGGGCGTGATGGACCACGAGGAATAATAAAAGGAGGAAAACAAAATGGACAACGAAGCTATGATGAACCGCGCAAAGCAGCTGGTGGTGGACTACTTTAACGCTCACGTGGACGTGACCGACGGCAAGAAGCTGACGATGGAGGACGTGTTCATCGTATGGTTCAGCAAAACCCTGCAGAATTGGAAGGCGTTGGTGAGTACCACCGTGTCTGACGGTATGTACTACGAGATCACCCACAACGGCGATAAGGGCGAGACCTATCTGGACGCCTACAAGAAGTGGGACAACCAGTGCATTGTAGACTGAGGTGATCGGAAATGGACAGTATCCTTACCTCGGTGAAGAAACTCCTTGGACTTACCGAGGAGTATACGGCGTTTGATGCAGACCTTATTATGCACATCAACAGCGTGCTGATGATCCTGCGGCAGATGGGTGTTGGGCCTCAGGAGGGCTTTGGCATCAGCGATGCAACGGCAACATGGAGCGAGTTTTGCCAGAACAGGGCAGACATTGAAGCGGTAAAGAGCTATACGGCGCTGAAGGTGAAGATGCTGTTTGACCCGCCGCAGAGTTCCAGCACGATGGAAGCGACCAAAAACCTTATCAGCGAACTGGAATGGCGGCTGTATGCCGAGTGCGACAGGGAGGAGAAACAATGCGGATGCTGAAGTTTGCCGTGGAAGGGCAGCAGCTGGCAAAGCGCGGTGATTTTGCCGGCGTGACAGCCGGAAGCAAAGGCTATCTGCGCTGCCACTTTGAGCAGAGTGACCCGGAGTGGCTTATGGCCAAGAAAATTGCTGTGTTCAATGACGAATATGCGGTGACTGTGAGCGCGGAAGGTGAGTGCGCCGTACCCGACGAGGTGACGGACGGAAAAAGCTTTAAGGTGTATCTTGCTGGCCAGAATGGCAAGACGCGGATGATGACAAACAAGGTACTGATCGAGCAGGTGAAGTGACATGGTGGATTTGGACAAGCAGTTTGCAGCAATGGCAGATGTGAGCGAAGAAGATACCGCTTACGATTTTGTGATCGATGAAGACCTGCGAGTGATCGCTGTGCCAGAACGCGGTGTGGTGCTGGGCGTTGAGGGAGATAAAGACGCGAACCGCATCCGATTTAGAATGAACAAAACATGGCGCGGATACGATATGTCGAAGTTTGACCTGCGCATCAACTACCAGAATGCAAACGGTGACAAAAACTATTACACGGTGACGAGCAAACACACTGAAGGCAATGCGGTGGTGTTTGACTGGATTGTGGCGGCGGATGCTGTAGCGTATCAGGGCGATGTGTTCTTTATTGTGGTGGGCCTTATTACCACTGGCGGAATGGTGAACTGTGCGTTCCACACGACGCTTGGCAAGGCAAAATGCCTGGAAGGCCTGGTGGTAGACACAAAAACTGACATTCCTGAGATCCGGGACTTTATGGCGACGCTGAAGGCGGAAGTGGAGGCATACGGACAGACCTTTGCGAATGCCGCTGCCGCCAGTGCAAAGGCAGCAAAGGCCAGCGAAACAACTGCTGCCAGTTCGGCCAGTGCGGCAAAGACCTCGGAGACAAACTCCGTGACCAGTGCGAAGGTCGCAAAAACGAGTGAAACGAATGCCAGCACCAGCGCAAGCGCAGCAAAGACTAGTGAAACGAATGCCAGCACCAGCGCCGCCAGTGCTCAGGCCAACGCAAAGAAAGCCGAAGCGGCGCGAGATGATGCCAATACCAGCAAAACCGCAGCTGCTAACAGTGCAGCAGCCGCAAAAAAAGATGCCCAGACAGCATCCAGCGCGGCCAGCACTGCCACAGGTGCAGCCAGCGCTGCCAGCACCAGCGCAAGCGCTGCCAATACCAGCGAGACCAATGCGGGCACAAGCGCATCCAATGCGAAGGGCAGCGAAACAAAATCCGGTGAATACCTGCAGGCCACAAAGGAATATTTCGAGCAGGTGCGCACCATTACGCTGGGCGCGCAGGGCTGGTATGAGACCTCAGACGCCCTGACTGCTGCGGTGCCCGTGGGTGAAAACGGCTGGTGGGCTGTGGTGGGCACCACGGACAGCATCTGGGTATGGGACCGCGACACCAATGCCTGGCGTGACAGCATGGTGACGGTAAACATGAGCGACTACTACACCCGCACGCAGGTGGATAAAAAGCTGACTGACAAAGCAAACAAGACCGCCGATGACCTGAACACGATGATCAACGCGCTGACCACCGATGCTTCGACCCCTACTGATGCGGACTACTATGTGAGCCAGTACGTTGGCGGCGGCACCAGCACCACCACCTTCCACCGCAGGCCCATGAGTACGCTGTGGGCGTACATCAAGAGCAAGGCGGAAAGCGTATTTGCGGCCAAGAACCACGCGCACAGCTACGCGGGTTCTGCATCTGCAGGCGGCAGTGCTACCAGTGCTGTAAAACTTGACACTGCGACGGCTGGCAGTGCTACCAAGCCGGTGTATTTTTCTGGCGGCAAACCCGTTGCGTGTACCTACGAACTGAAAAAGACCGTACCCGCAGATGCGGTGTTTACGGATCATACCTACGACGCTGCAACCGCAAGTGCGCTTGGCCTCGTGAAAATTGGCTCGAACCTTACCATTGTCAGCGGCCTGCTGAGCCTGACAAAAGCCAATGTCACAGCGGCATTGGGCTACACACCGCCGACAACCAACACTACCTATGGCAATGCCACCCAGCGCGCGGCGGGTTTGATGAGTGCTGCCGACAAAAAGAAGCTGGACGGGATCGGCAGCGACATCACCACTAGCGGTACAAATTATATTAGATTCAGTGATGGCACACAGATTTGCTGGCTCAAATTCAACGGCTGGTCTTACAAGGAATACGATCCCTATTTCCCGTTTCCTGTGCCATTTGTTGACACAAATTATGGTGCCGGTTTTGCTCTTGGCGAAAACATAACCTACAATACCGACATAAAATGTTACGTATTCGACCGTACTACTACTGGATTATGTGTATCCAATAGCAATAAAGGAAGTATTGTCGTCATAGGTCGCTGGAAGTAAAGGAGGTGCAGCATGGAAATCAAAATAGGATATGCCCTTGCAAAACCTGTGGAGACACAGGCGCAGTGCGATGCATACACCGCTATGGTGGAAGCAGTAAACGCCCACAATGCCGCCTGCGCTGTGGGCGATACGTTGTGGAGCATCGCGGATAAAACGGGCTGCTACGAGATAACTGACGGCGGAGTAAAGTCTGACCCTGCGGACCAGCCCAAACCGGAGCCGACACTTAAAGAGAAGCTGGAAGCACTGCAGGAAGATAACAAGACACTGAAAGAAGAAAATACGATGATCAAGCAGTGTCTGATGGAAATGAGCGAAATCGTATATGCTTAAACGAGTTTACAGAAAACTGGAAAGGACTGTTTTTATGATGGCAATGTTGTGGGCACAGGAGATCATGAGCTGCGAGACGACCGAGGAAGCAAAGGCAATGTATGCCCGCTGCCCCCGCCTGCTGAAGGAGAAGGTGAAAGCCATTCTGGTGAAGAGCGGCTTTGAGGAAATCGTACAGTAAGGAGCTGAGGACAAGGCGTACGCTGAGGAAATTACGGAGCAAGGGTCTGTAAAGGCTGATACATAAAACAGGAGCTGAAAAATCAAAATGGCACTCTCGAACACGGCGACGCCGATCTACTACGGCCGGTTCCGGGAGGCCGTGATGCGCGGGGAGATCCCCGTTTGCAGAGAGATCAGCATGGAGATGAACCGGA